TTAGCAAATGGAGTTCCATCTTTCTTTTTCTTTCTTACATAGCCAGAACCATAACAAGTAGAACATTTGATAGCACGTTTCTTTAGTACCACCATAGACTTCTCCTTGATCGTTTGCCTGAAGTCACTATCAGACATGTATGGATCAAACGAATTACCCCATAAAGTTTTATCGTAAGGCTTACGACTATAGATAACCCACGATAGTTGTTCAGGACTATTGAGATTGATAGGCATGTCACCCATTAGCTCCCTAGTCTGTGCGTTTAGACTCTTCTCAATCTGATTCTTCTCTGTCTCAAACTCTTCACGTACGCTATTGAGTACGTCAAGATTAACCTTGAACCCACGTTGATAGATACGTGCAAGACATACAGCCACTTGATCAGTCAACTCTGCAGTATCTCTTAGCCCTGCATTGTCTGCTTCGTTGTACCTACGCATTAGGTTATGGTACACATCTTTAGTTGCCGCTAGATCAGCACGTAAATACTCACACAGTTCTGCGTGTGGTATGTCACGTGTGCTGTAGCCCTTGGCAAAGTATTCTTTAAGGGTGTCCTGTTTAGGAGTAGCCCCATAGCGTTCAGCACAAGCTTGAAGAGACAGTGGTTCTTTCACGCCACGTTGTAAGACATACTCATTAAGCATAGTATCATACACTTCACCCTTATAAATGAAACCTGATTCCCACAGCCACAGTAAGTCATATGCAATATTGTGACCAATTAATAAACTTGTTTGGTCTAGTGTCATTTGTAATTCTTCCTTACCATTAAAGGTGGGTTCAATATCTGCATGATCAAATGTGTATATGCGAGGAAGAGAATCCTGTTCCACCCCCTGTACACCCACCATAACCAGAGTGTTGTCAGACTCAAATGGATCAAGGTGCATCTTGCCATCACGTTTGGTTACTGTGTTCTCTACATCAAGTACTAGTTTCATCGGTCACTCCTTCTATTACAGTGATAGCGTCATGCTTACTCATCTTAAACCACTCACCATTACTGTCACTTGCTAGTCTACGTGCGTTGTGGTGTGCCGTTTTTTCTGCTACTCCTTTATCGTCAAACATTTTACAGAACTCTAACACATAATCTCGCAGAGGTGAAGAGGTTTGATAGCTTGAACATCTATCTTCTGCATCAACTGCCATGCCTATCTTGATCCAACCTGGCCACGCTTGATTAGAGATAGCGTACACATACCCTTCTTTAATTTTATTGTATGCTTTTATTGTATTGTTAGACAGTAATTTTACTGTACGTCTTAACGCATTTTGCCTGTCCACTATGGCTGCACACTTGTTGCACTTGTATTGTTTAGTTTTCTGGTTGGCTAGATACCAATTCTCATCGACTAATTTTATTCCACAGAATCTACAGTCTTTGCTCATGCCATATACCTCGCTGTCTTGTAGTCAAGTTCACAATGAATGACACCATGCCATCCTGTGAGTTTGTTCTTGACTAGGTTTAAATGTCGTTGGTTGTCCTCTTCATCCTGCCCCTCGACTACAGGATTCTTTGCAATCAATAGCATCAGGTCTGCTTCCGCAGCCTTACCTGTACGTGAACCTTCCATCATACTTTGATTGAGTAGCACCTTACCCTCTGCTTCTGCAGATAGTTGTGACATGTAGAAGATAGCACAACCTTGTTGCTTTGCTATACTACGTGCATGTATTGCATTGGCCTTGAGTGCCTCGTCTTGTCGGGCAAAGCCACTAGTCACAGCAAACTTGTCACCCATGTCAAGCACTACAATGTCAGGCTTGTATGCTTTGCATACGCTCTCTACCCACGACATGTCTCTGCCTGTAGCGTCACGCAATCGTATGTTCTTACGTACAGGTTCATACTTGTCGTGTGCTAGTTTAGGATTCTGCTTTACCTCTTGCATCGTCATGCCTGTGGCAGCGGTGAGATACCTAGCACCCACTCGGTGCGTACCTTCCTCATTACACAAGACAATACACTTAGCACCTTGTCTAGCGAATCCATTGGGAGATGCAATCAAACTGGCATGGAAGGAAGTCTTTCCTGTGTTAGGTCTAGCTCCTATCTCAACAAGGTGTCCTTCATTCACACCCTCAAGCTTACGTACGAGTGTAGGTATATTGAATGTCCATCGTGCTTCAAGATCATTCCTCTCTAGCAATGTGCTTATGTCAATGTCATCCCACTGTATATTTAGATTGGGTGTAAAGTCATCGCCATACTGTTCAAGCAGATTACGTATAGGCTCAAGGCTAGTCTTCGTACCATTGACATAATCAAATCCTAAGTTGGCTATGTCTTCTCCCACTACCTGTTGGAATAACTTAGACAATACTTCTTGTGCAATGTCTGATCCCATAGGTTGCTCACGCTTGATCCTATCAAATAGGGAAGAGTAAGCAGTCTTCTGTGCGGTAGTCATGGAAGGGTTGCTTGATATAAACAAAGCTTCCACTTCATCTGGTGTAACAGTACGCTCGTACCTCTGCATGCAAGAGTCAACAATTGATTTGATCTTCTGTGCATCTTTAGTGAACAGTCTGTTAGGACACTTAGCACCTCTATGATCGTCATAAAATTGCTTGTCCATTAGGCTACGTAGTAATGATAGTTCCATATTATACTCCTATGTTGGTTAGGTTTTCTATATCTATTTCGTTTCTATACTTCAAGTCATCGGTCAACTTCAATACACCCACCTTGTCTACGTGTTGGCGTAGCTCTTTGGCAAACTGCATTGTCTTTGGTAACGCATCGGGGTCTAACGCTACGATTGCTGTTGAGAACTGCGACAAGTACTTCTTGTGTGCTTCTGAGAGTGACGTACCCAACACAGCCACCCCAACGTATACATCAATCTCGCCTACAACTACAGCACTGACGCAATCCTCAACAACTACAGCAACACTACCACATCCATATGTATATGGCAAGTCACTATTCCCATACCTTTTCCATTTAGGTAATCGCTTACTGTCAATGGCTCTGCCTATTGCATCCACACACTTCCACGATTTCCATATGGTGAACACGACACGATCTTCCTTAACATCATACATCAATTCTAAATCGGTAGGCAGTTGGTATTGATCTACAAACTTCTGCGTATAGGGTGGGTGGTATATGATGTTGCTAGGCATATTCCACGCTACCTCTGTCAGTCTTTCCTGTGGAGATAGGGATGTTCTAATGTCATTGGCACTCAAACGCACACGCTTACCCCCACCCACATCACACGTAGCCTTGTAGCAATTCCACATCAGGCTACCCATGTTGTTTGTAATGGTAAATGTTTTCCTACCCTTACATGCAGGGCAGTCAACACGTTTAGTCTCACCATTTCTAACATCAAAATCATCCACACTCCACATACTATACACCTTCCTGTTGCTTCAACGCAGATGATACCCATGTTTTTCTAGTTGTCAAGGCATTTGTTGCAGACGCTAGAGTATTTTTCATATAGGGTTTTACTGACGCAGGGTTAGAATGCCCACTGACCGACATGATTTGAGGTAATGGCACACCCCCATCAACCATCTCCATGATGCCTGTCCTACGTAAGTCCATCAGCCGTTTGTGTTTAGGTATACCATTCCTTTCCATTAGCAATCTACCTCTTTTGGATAGGCTTTCTAGTGTGTAAGGTAGGTACTCCCCATCAATAGGATATACTCTTGGTGCTACGTACTGTTGAAAGCCAAAGTCTTTCTTCTGTTGTAGTAGCATCTCTCGTAGGTCATCCTCTACAGGTATCTCCACCTTTGCTCTACGTTTAGACTGCTGCAAATATAACACAGCCATGTCATCACTTAGACTATCCCATTTTAAATTACGCATGTCACCTAACCTCTGACAAAACTCAAGAGCCATGTGTATGATTAAGCCTATGTTACGTGTGTACCAATTGGAATAGGCATCATCAAGAACGGCTCTTACTTCTTGCCTAGTCCATACATCAGTACGCTTGAGTGCAGTCACACGTTTGATACGTGAGAAAGGATTAACTAACACTAACTCTAGGTTAAATGCCCAGTTATATACTGTAGACATACAACTAGTAATGTGATTAGCTTGTGTAACACCCTGCTCAAGCCACAGTTGATAGTGTTTCTTAGCAAGCTTAGTGCCTATGGCCTTTACTTTGTACCTACCTAGTGTCTTTTGTGCAACACTTAGAAAGTATTTATAGTCCTTCTGTGTTTTAGGTCTTAACATTTTCCAAGCTTGCGAGTGGCAGTAAGCATCAATCAGGTGAGTCAAGGTACTACTTGCATTTGCTTTTATTACTGTTGCATTTTTGTCATACCAGTCATCTATCCTTTGGTTATCTTCACGTACAAGCTTGCGTACCTGCTTAAGATCAGACCCAAACTGTCTGCGTGTGACAACACCTGCATCGACTAGCTTCTGTGGTGGGTTGAATCTGTACTCAACCACACCATATGCCGTAGTCCTAGCTTGTATATATCTAGGCAATGCCATTATTTACCCCACTTGCCTGTAACCTTAGAATCAAAACTTGAATTTACTAAGTCATTCCATATAGGAGAGTCAACCCACTTGGCTACCTCTTGCTCACGCTTCCACATGGTCACTGCTTTGGTATCGTTACCTGTGTTACGTACTGTGAATCCATTACGTTCATCACCATACGTAGCGTAGTTAGTGAACGCACTGTACAATGCAAAGAGATTCTCGCCACGCTTACGTGTCTCTTCTCTGTATAGTGCAAGCATCTTGTCTGCTTTCTTTTCGTTACCCATCATGTAATCAAGCACAGACTTAACACACAAGGCTCTTGTATTTATGGATGCCCATGTCTGTATCTTCTCTGCTTCACCTTCAAAGTTTACAACTGAATCAGCTATCTCACCTTGAAAGATATCTACGTTAAACAACGCAGTGTTCTTTTTCTTGAGGTAGTTGTGATCACCAGTGACAGTACCATTCGTACAGAACATATCAATCAAACCATAGAACACTTGGTTAGAACATCTGCCATCTACACCATGTAGTGCAACCATTCTTTTGAAGAGTTCTGTTTGATGTGTGTCATCGGCTGTTGTGATAGTGATACTGTCATCTTTAAAGATAGCATCAAGCATTACGAATGCACCATTACGTGCTGATCGCCATCTCTTATCTGCCAAGAGACAGTTCTCTTGACCTAGTGTTTCCTCTGCTACTGACCACACTTTGTTGAAGTATTCACCATGACTAGTGAGTGCATAGCTATCACCTACTATACCTAGATACTCACCATCATACTCATTGACAACGTAAGATTGTCCTTGAAATTTAGTGGGTTCTTTGCTTACCTTAAAGTCATAACGATAAGGTATGTCTACATTACTTATATAATCTAAAGCCATTTTTTATTCTCCTTTTCTACTATTGCAACTGATAGCTAGTTATACCATGTATACTAACTAGAGTCAAGCTAATACTAATCTATTATTGTCATTCATATAACGTACCTTACCATCTCTGATAGTGGCACATCTTACTCCTAGTTTTTCTTGCCACTTGTTAGGTGTCAATGTTTCTTTTGACTTACCTGTTTTCATGTCAAGATACAGGTAGTCTTTCTTGTTGGGCCTGTATACAATCATGTCTATCTTACCAATGCATGATGCATTTCTGAATACCTCATACCCTTTGTCAAGTAAGATACTTGTTGCCATAATTTCTGTTATGTCACCCTGTCTGTTAGGTGCATGTTTACTTTGATATTTTTTCTTACGCATGTTATTCCCTTCACTTGTAAAATATGTGATCCCCTACCTGCTTGACAACTCGTAAGCTATCTGCCCAATAGGGGTTTACTTCTGTGGTGTGATAATGTGTCGCACCATTCACTACATCTATAGTGTTGTCATCATCTAGCATCATGGCTGCCAACATCATAGACTTCTCCCATGCCTTATTCTCATGCGGTGTGTCACTTGCACCATCACATGTCCAAGAAAAAGCACAGATGCTCTTACCTTTTTGATACACTACATCACATACTGTATCAGGATAGTGTTTGCTATCCACCCTGTTGACAGTTACCTGTGCCACTGCCAACTGGCCTGCCGTACTCTGATCACGTGCTTCGTGATAGATGTTTAGGGCGAGGCAGACCAATGCACTCTTGAGTAATACCATTTACTTGTAAACCTTTCTTCAATAAATACTTCCCAAGTATATCCTAAAGATATAATCAGGAAGAAGATTGCGTTTCTCATACTAAAAATCTCCTCGTACTTTTTGTATAAGCTTAATTGCTTTATGCAATTCTTCTTCTAGCCTAGAGATCTTATCTCTGTTAGCTTGCCATAGAATACCTATCCCACCTGCATCTGTCCACTGCTTTACATTAGTGTGCTTGTCATCAATAAGAATGTTGGGTGTACCATCTATCCTATCAGTAGCAAACTTGTGCTTGGTGTGGGTAAAGATCAGCCTATGTTTAGGTGGCATTAGACCATGCGATTCCAACCATCTACGTTTCCAATAGACACAGTTATCTCTGTCATTCCGCAATGGTGTAGAACATATGCCCCAACCTAAGTGAGGATACTTGTACGTCAACTCTTTGATGTGACCCACAAGATGATAGGTTGTATCAAATGCTTTTAGATTCCAAAAGAAATTGGTATCCTTTAATTGAGCAAGAGCTTCATTAATATCTTTGATATCTTTCCAATGAGCCACATCAAAGTGTGCTTCTAGCCCACCAAAGAAGTCAGCTAACACACCATCCATATCTAAATATATAATCATCTCTTTACTCCTTTCAATGCTTGGTATCCACAGCCACAGCCATCAAACAAACTAACGACAGTACCCAACTTATCTTGTGGTATGCCATTGAGTATGTGCTTGATAACATCCACTGTCCAACCATTGCCAATCATCTTGTACCGCCTTGAATTGCTTATCTCTTTCATAGGTTTAGTAAGACCATCAGCATCGTGCATGTCACCATACTTTGTGTACCCATCAGGCATAGTCTGCAATCGTTCACACTCAAGAGGTGTCAATGCTCTCCAACGTAAGTCACCATCCTCAACCTTCGGCATGCGCCACCCACCTTGCATGGTGGTCAGGCCAGAGGACTTAGCTTTGCGAGAGTAGACACGCTTGATAATGTCATAGCCTTTGAGGTTAGCTTCACCCACTTGTCTACACTGAGTGTGCTTGTTGAACACCACTTGTCTACGTGACTTCTCAAAGTACATCTTCATAGATCCACCCTTGAAATAGTTAGCGTCTACACAGTAGGCTTTCTCCCTGTCGGTCATGCTCTCATCCTCAAGGATATCCTCAAGGTTGATACCAAGATCAGGCAGATCGTCATGGGGTATGTTAGTCCAATACAATCTCTTCCTGTTCTGTGCAGACACAGACGCAGAGTTATGTACTCTAGGTTCACACCCAAACTCATGTGAGAATATGTCTTGATACTCCTTCTTCATAGGTGTCTCTTCAATTAGGAAGTACTTAGGCTTCCACTGGTGAAACAATCTGAAGAACTCTATCGTTGGCTTGGCTCTCTCGTCATTGAAGTTAAGCTGATTACCTGCAAAGGAGAAGGGTTGACAAGGTGGGCCTGCCATTAGCAGGTCTATACCTTTGTGTACATACATAGGATGCTTGTGCATATCAAGTACGCTACCCATCTGCTTTACCATAGGATGATTGTAGTGAGCGACCCCCATAGAGTAGGGGTCTATCTCACTTGCGAATGCTTGTTGGTATTGCATTAACCATTAACCTTTCTCTTGGACTGTCCAACGTTGGACACTTTGTGAGTACCTTTATCGATCGTAACACCACGCTTGAATACAATGGTATCAGGGTGATTCTTTTGTAGGAAAGCTACACGATACGCAATCCTATTCTTGGACTCGTTAAGTATAGATGCGGTCTGCTTGATGGTGTATTCGTCATACATTTCCATCAGTATACCATCAATGATAGCGTAGTTGTAGGTGAAAGGCATAGCCTTTTTGAAATGCTTAGTGTGCGTTGAATAGTCCACGACATTTATTGCAGGGTTTTCGTTCTTAATTGTGTTGGTTTCTTTTGTCATATCAAGTTCTCCTTATCATATGATGTTGCGTCTTGGGGTTGGTGTATGTAACCTAGATTACTAGGCTCATCTTCAATCTCGTACTCTTTTACGAAATCAAATTCGGTGGTGAAGGTAGGGTAGAATAGTTTTGCTAGTCGCATCACATGATCTACCGCATCCTTCCAATCTTTTACAGGTGTAGCATTGCTATCTAGTGTCACGATAGATGGTTGCTTTTCTATTGATATACCTATCTCGTAATAAGTTGCCATGTCATCTCCTTCGTTTAGCAAGGCTATCTATCTTAGCGATAAGCCAACCTGTTATGAAGCATGCATATCCAAATACACATGCCATGAAAAACCACATATAAATTTCTGGTATCTGTTCCATCACGCATATCTCCTTTTGTTCTTGCGTTCCTGTCTGTACACATTGCCATGTCTCGTCTTGTCTCTGAGGTTAAGCTTCTTCTTCTGCTTGAACTTCTCAAAGTTCTTTACTTCGTAGTGCGTTACGTTTCTCTTTTGCTCTGTCATAGCTACCTTTTCCTTTCTTAGGTTTAACAGTTTGTATTGGTTTACGTAGCATAAGCAAAGCTTTTGCCACAGGATTAACTCTTGTAATTGTAAGTTTCTTTTTCATGCTACCCACTTCTTTCCTGTACCATGTGCAGGTATGAGTATGGACTTGGCATTGATCTTCATGCCACTACACAGCTTGCACTTGTCACATGTCGTACGTCTACCTGCTTCCTCACTTGCAGGACAGAGTACCTCTTTGTCTTTCACCATAGAAGTAAGGTGGCCTACCCTGAAGGTACGCTCACCCTTTGACCATGCTTCACGTGCTTCTTCCACTGTGTCAGCACTACGCATACACACAGTAGGATCGTAGTCAGCACCAACTGTATTAGCTTGGTGACTGTAAGCTGTATGTGCTTTAGCATGCTTGATCCATAGCTTGTTATTTCTCTTAGGCACACAAGCAGGATCACCATACATACCTAGACGTACAGTCCTATCCTTTGTCATCTCAACAAAGTCAACTGTCTTGATGCGAGGGTATTTACCTGCCTTGTATGCTTTGTACACACCTAGTATACCTAGCAACATGACATAGCATCCACGTTCATCAGCGGTAGCCCGATCATCTCTGTCATGTGCCTTGCCACGTAAATGACAAGTGCCACAGATAGAGTAGTCTTCACCACTCTTGTTGGCAGAGATAGGATCAATGTCACTGCGTATATATAGGATTTGTATCATCTTACCTGTCTTGCTATTGCTACTACCCATTAGAGCTATCGCTACAATAGGCTTGCCATCAAGTAAGCTTGTACCTTCCCATAGTGTGTATCCATTTGGCTTAGTCATCTTATTACCTTTCAATTAAAGTGTCCAACGTTGGACAGTTACCCTTCGTTACCACAGAGGCTATCCCATTCGGCAGGTGTAACACCTGTCATAATGAACTCTCGCTGATCTGCACTAAGGGCAGGGAATACGTCTTGAACGCATTCATTCCCAACGTAGTAGCGATCAAGCATACCTTGAGTGACAGGTAGCACCATTGAGTTCACATTACCTGTGAAGTCTGATGAACGAGTGAGTTCTACTGAACCCTCTGATACATGAGTACAATTCCAATTAGTATACATTTAAAAACCTTTCAGTTAGGGTGTCCAACGTTGGACAGTTTCAATTTATCTTTACTATAATACACTAGTTATATAACACTTTCATATATATTTCAAGTGTTATATAACGTGTATATAGTATACTAGGAGAAGCGATGCAAGGTTGCCATCAAAGTTCGTGTCCTTTTTTGCAAGGCTTTACACCTGTCAAAAACGTCACGTGACCTGTCATCTGACTGCAAGTCGCTCAAGCATTCATCCAAGCTATCGAATACGTGTTCGAAATCAGTGTCGAACATGTTGCCATGTACACCTTCACCGAACAAGGTATTGAACTCTCGGCTTGCTTGCGTCATAGCTTCACCCAATTCACCCAAGCTATTCGCTAACTCTTGCATGACGGCTCTATTTATTTGATCTTCAGTCAATTTAAACTTATCCATTTTTATTCCTTCAAGTTAAGTGTCCAATGTTGGACAGTTTCAATCTAGGTCTAAGACCCATTCGCCATTACGATACCACGCTAG